CTCCGTGTCGACTACTTCAATGTTTGTTAATCCTTTTACAAACGTATCAAATTCGCTAGGTACAACAATTTTGTTTAACTTAGACGCCTCGTATGCCATAAACGCTAAATCCTCTATGCCAATACCTGACGCCATATCTGACGCTTTACGTTTGTATTTGCGTTCCCACAAAATTATTACATACAGGTTTGTTACCACCTCATAGGCGGTGTCTGCTGTTTCTACTTTTAGCGTAAGTTTCATTATCTGCCTTTTGTGTCGGGCCTTTGCAGGCGTTTAATTAAACTTCAAGAACGCTGTAAACCCCGCCCGTAAATGTCACGCTAATTGCGCCTAGCGCGCCTAAAGCCATTTCGTATGGCAAGGCTTCAAGGTATGCGCCTGTAAGGGTCATGGTTGGATTAGTTGCGGTGCCTGGGCTTGTTGCGCTAGGTGACCACGAAACCGTTGTAGATGTACCTACAAGCGCTTTAAGCGTTGCGTAGGTTTCGGAAGCTGCAAACGATAGGTACAGGTCAAGGGTCAACGTCGAGTTTTCAAGGCCTGCCACGTATACGCGGGAACCTGAACCAAACGCGGTACTTTCTAGCGCTTCAATGGTGCGCGTAAAAGTAAGGCCGTTACATTGGTCTTGCAAAGAAACTGCGTTAACCGTGACGTTTGGTGATGCTAGATAAGTACTTGTAGCCATGGGCTTTACTCCTCGTTTGTGTCTGTCTTAGTTTTAGCACCTTTTGGCGCTTTAACGGTGGATTGTTCTATGAAGCCGCCTGCTATTAGCGCGTCGACGTTTACGCCGTCTAGTGGTTCGTATGTGTCGCCGGGTGTACCGATACGGGGGCTAAGAATTGTGTACTTCATGTTGTACCTATTCTAGGCGGTTGCCTGGGTTTGTAGGGTTATGGTCAAATCGTAGGCGGGTAGTTCGCTGCCGCCGATTACTGCGACAGTTGGGCGCCCGTCGGTTACGCCAATTTTTTTAGTTATAACTTTGCTAGCCAGGTTAAGTAGTGACCGTTGCGCGTCAAGGTTGCCAGGCCCAAGGGTAATTATGCGTATTGGGAAAGTCATTTCTACAACGTTGTTTGAATACACGGTAAACGTAGGGGCGTCTATGAACGCACAAGGCGGCACAAGATTACGGGGGTCTGTCACTACCTGTAGCCCTGTAATTGTCGTTAGCGACGCTGCTAAGTCGTCTAGCGCCTCGTTAAACAGGTCTGTAAAAGCAACAGGCATTAGGCAACCTGCGGGCGTGGAATACCTAGCAACTGTTTAATCATTGGCGACAGGCCGACGCTGTTACCTGCAGGCAGTCCGTCAAAACTAGCAAAATCTGTAACAGCGCCACGCTGTCTATACAAAAAACCCCCATAGGCGATAGTTCCCAAAGTGACGCTGTTACTAGGACTTGTTGCCTTGGCGTCAATGTATCCGCTTTCTAAACGGCGTTGAAAACAAAAGTCGTTTGCAGCTGCCGCGCATTGTGTAAGAAAAGTTGTATCAAGTGCCGACGCTGTACCGATACCTAGCCAATCTTCAATTTGCCCGGCTGTAACCCAAGTACACGGGATAGTACCCAGGGTTACGGTTCCGGTTGCCGTGGTGCGCGTAACGTTTGCGGCTGTTTTTGCGTACAAAATTTGAAACGGTACGGCTACTTCATAGTTAAAAAGTAAATCGCCTTCGTCGTCTACGCCAATGAACAGATATTCGGGTACCGATAATACGGTCACAGTTCCGTTAAAAGTTGCGTCGACGCCTGCAACGAGAATAGACGCGCCTACGTAAACTTCGTTTGGTGTAAGCGTTTCTAAAATTGCGTAGTTGTCTAATAGCGTTTTATGCGCTACTTGGTATACCTGCGTCATGGCGGTTAGGCCGCCTTTCGGTTAGACGAACTTAACGAATTTTGTAGCGTCTGCCATAAATGAAGCGGCATAGCCACGGTACGCAATAGTGCGGCCCAAGGTGCTAGGTACGTCTACTGAAATGGCGCCCTTTTGCTGTTCGTAAAATTCGAAGCCTGCGGCAGGTCCGGCTGCGTGGCCCATAAATGAACCTGGCGCGTTCTTGTCAACCACCAAAACAAGGCCTAGCGGGTTGCCGTTCCAATTAGCAGCCGACAACTGGCCTGGGGCATTCATAGCGCCAATTTGTGGGAATACTGGGCGACCTGTCGAGTCAACCAACGAACCCAACGACGCCCATGTAGCCGGTGTTACAACCATATGCGTAGGTAGGTAATTGCTAGTTGCGCTAATTTGGCGGGCGCCTTCGTAGATAGCTGCAATCCAATCGGCAGGGTCTGACGTGTCGGCAACGGCGCTGGTTTGTGTAATTGCTGCATGGCAAGTATCTACCGCGTAATTATTCGTGGCCTGTCCGTAGGCGATTGCTAACTGATTTAACACGATATTGATTGAAGCGGGGTCTGTCCAGTCCAAATCTTGTTCTGACATTGTTACAAAAGTACCAAACGTCAATTTGTTTACGTTGTTATTTGCAACGGTAACAGTTGACGGGTCAAGTGCGTTTAGTTGGCCTGTTGGCTGTTGTGTTACTACTGGTCGTACTGTAATAACCGGGCGACGGAATGTAGCGCCGCTACCTGGCATCGCCAATGCGCCGATAGCCGACACGAACGGGCGAATAGGGTTTAGCGAGTCGTAGACACTGCCGGTGATGATTTCAGGCAAGATACCTGGGGTATCGGCTGTAGTAATATTTGGCGCTGCAGCTTGAACGCGTGCGTTCATTTCTGCAAGTACTGTTCCGCCTTGCAACGACGCGGCGATAAATTCGCCTGCGCTAGGCAATTTAAAAGTACGTGGCTGTGCGTAAACAACTGGGGCTACGCTTGCGGCCTCAATAACGGTTGGGGTTTCTGTTGGCTGTGTCATGGTGTCTAACTCCTCGTTAGGTGTTTCGGTTTCTATATTAACTACTTCTTGTTCGTCTTGTGGGATACCCTGCGACGCTGCTACCCGGTCTACTGATGCGCCAGGAAAAGCGCCAAAAGGTACTAACGATAGTTCTTGCCAGTCGGCGGCTTCAATAATCATTGTTCCCTTTTCGTCGTAACTAAAACGGGTTGGGTTAACGCCAACACTTACCGCGTCTAGTACGCCGTCGGCTGCCAATACAAGCGCCTCGTTACCTAACGCGGTTTCGCTAATACGTGCCTCGTACATCATGCCGCCGGGTGTATCAACCATGGCGGTTACAAGTCCTACGGCCTGGGTGCTGTCGTGGCCTAAATACAGTTTTGGCATTTTGCCGCCGCTGTTCAAGCTGCCTGGCATAAACATTACTTTTGTACCGTCGTTTACTGTTGCCTCGACGTTGTAAGGCAACGCAAGACCGGCAAGGGTTCGGCGTGGCATACCGTTAGGGCCTGCGGCGTCTAGCGTTAATTCTTGTTGCGTTAATTTAAGCATTTGGCATTACTCCTACTTCTTCTACTTCTGCGGGTGTGTCATATTCGGATAAATAGGTTTCGCTAAGGTAATCCTCAATATCAAATTTTACGTACGTACCGCGCGGCAAAACATTACCCATACTTAGCGTTTCGGCTATGCAGTCCATAAACAGTTTGGCGCCAAACATATACAAGTCTTGGCGGGCTTGTGTTGAGTTTTGGTAACTGTATGAACCTGTAGCAACGCCCAACAGATAAGGCGGACAGTTTGCTAGACGCGCAATTTCTAGCGCTTGATATTCTGATGCGGCAACCAACATTTGTTTACTTGCGTCGCTATTCGTTTCCGTGTACGTAACAAATTCGTTTAAGACTGCTACAGAATTGTTTAAACGTGCAGCTTCAAAAGATTGACCTAATTGTTGTAGTTCTTGTTCGCTAAGCGGTTCCCCTGCAACTTGGCGCAATACGCCCGTGGGCAAAAGGCTAGAACTGTTGCGTAGCCTGGCTTGTTCAAGTTTAAGCGCTGTCAAAATTGCGTTAGGGCTTGTGTATAGCAACCCCTGAATAGGGCTAATGAATTGCACTACGTCGCGGTGGTCGATAGGTAAACCGCTAAACATAATTTGCTTAGACGGCGCAAAAAATACGGGGCCTGCTTGGTCTTGTGTTAAAACCATGGCGCTAGGCATACGTTGAAACGCTTTCGGGTACCCGTCGCTACTGCGTTCTGTAATATACAAAAACGCCCGCTGCGTAAAAAATAAATCATCAAATAACCAAGCAAGCGTTGTACTATTCGGTAACGAAGGGTCTAACTGACGTGTCCAAGCGCGGGGGGCAATTTGAATTTGTTCAAGTTCGCGGCTAACAGGGTTCCACATTTCGTTATACATCGACAACGGCGTACAGCCAATAACTGACGCCAACAAATCGCGCGCCCTAGTAATAGCCGGTACCGCCATAGCGCGTTGACGGTTATTACCCTGGGTAAACGCATAAAAGTTATCAAGTTGTGACGCGCCAACATTTGAACCAGTAGCCGCCGCTTTAACGGTTGTACCGATAGCGGCCTTGTTTACCTTGTTAAATAACGCCATGCGTTTAGTCTGCCATATCTAGTAAAAGTTTGGTGGCACTGCCCACGGTGAAGCGGTTCAATCTTTTCCCGACGAAAAGGTAAGCCGTCGTAGACAGTGCCAACACAACATTAGCGGTTTAGGGTAACTACTAGCGGTTTGCCTACTAGCTGCGGTTTTGACGCCAACGCTGCAGCCCAAACCATGCACCTAGCAAGTGTGATAGGCCCAGGGCTACGGGTAGACGATAAGGCTACGCTGCCTTGGTGTTTTATTAGTACGGCACGCTCGACGTGTTCAATTAACTGGTTTTCGCCGTGGTGGTATATACGGTTTTCTAAAATCATATTTTTTACGGGACTAGTCCATTTCAATAGTTCGCGGTAACCAACAATGGTTTTACGGCGTTCCATATTTGGCGGTAGATGTATTTCAAGCCCCGGCGTAATTGCTAGGCGTAGCGTTGGGCCTGCCGCTATTTCGGCTTCAACTAGACGCCACATTTCGGCAAGTGTGCCCGCAACAAACGCAACAGTTATAGCAGTTTTTAGCCCTACCTGTACAGCCCTAACGCCGACGTATAGCGCGCCGTCTTGGTCAACCTCAATAGCAAGTATTCCGCCTGGGGGTATTGGCTCGTCGCTTTTTAAGGCTTCAAATACGCCAGGTTCTAGCCAACCGTTTTGCGTTGCTGTCCACGTGTTAACCGACGCACGTAAAAAGGCGTTGCGGTTTGGGGCTTCGCTTTCTGCTTCAATTACTTCCATTTCCAAGGTATGGCCTAGCGCGGGGTTTGCGTACGCCCAGGCTTCGGGGGTCATTAAGTCCATAGACGGCGGAGGGCTAAATTCGGCAAAATATAGTTTTGATTGTTCGCCGCTATCTATAGCCCTTAGTCCTTGTTCGCGCCAACGCAACATTGCTTTACTGTCTTGCGTACCGGCTGTAGACATCATCACAAACAACGGATTTTTGCGCGCACGTTGAGACGGTAATAAACCCTCGTCTATGGCGGCTTCGCTAATATCCCAAACCTCATCGGCTACCACTAGGTCAACGCTGTAACCGTGACCAGCTGCAGGCGTGGCCGCACGTGGAAACCATACGCTACCGTCAGGCATTTTTAGCACCATGCGCCCATAAGACCACGAAACCGACGCCCCAAACTTAACTTCCAACGTAGGCGCCAAATATGTATACAACGCGGTAGCCAAATCAAGTTTGTGTGCGACAGTTATAACCGTTTGCGCCTGGCCGCGCGCTTGTCCTTGCGTAGTTAACCACCAACCGACAAGCGACGCAATCGCAACCGTTTTACCGTTCTGACGCGCAACAGACACAAGACCCACACGGTGTAAGTAGTCGCCGTTGCTATCCATCGACGTTAAACCATGCAAAATATTTAACTGCCAAGGCATCAGGTCTACGCCAAGTACCTGTTTCGCAAAATCCCCAATTTCGTTTACAGCCGAATTTTGACCACTCGCAGTAGTTGTTAACAATCGCGGCATATCGTGGCCAGTTCGCGCCAGTTCGGGCAAATCCTTATGATATATAGGGTTAATATCT